GTACCGGAAATCACAAGGCCGTGGTTCTGCATCTCTGCACGGTAGTCGTTGTTGAACTCATAGCGGTGGCGGTGGCGTTCGTCAATTTCTTCTTTGCCATAGCACTCACGCAGCTTGGTGCCCTCGGCGGTAATGCAGGGGTACTTGCCCAGGCGCATGGTGCCGCCCTTCGGGATGTTCCCCTGCTGGTCCGGCATCAGAGCAATAACATTGTGCTCGCCGTCCGGCGTAAACTCGCTGGAGTTGGCATCGGCATAGCCCAGCACATCGCGGGCATATTCCATAACCATAATCTGCATACCCAAGCAGATGCCAAAATACGGGATGTTCTGTTCCCGTGCATAGCGGGCGGCCTGGATCATGCCCTCAATGCCGCGGTCGCCAAAGCCGCCGGGCAGGATGATGCCATCCACACCGGAAAGCTCTTCAGCGCAGCGCTCCTGATCCAGCAGGTTTTCGCTGTCCACCCAGTGGATCTCCACTTTGGACTCATTCTCAAAGCCGGCGTGATACAGGGATTCCATTACACTCAGGTATGCGTCATGCAGCTTGACATATTTGCCAACCAGGGCAATGGTGCAGGTCTTGCTGCGGGTGGCAATGCGGGAGATCAGCTCTTTCCACTCGGTCAGGTCGCTGGCCGGAGTTTCCAAGTGCAGCTGACGGCAAACAACGTTGGTCAGGCCGGCAGCTTCCAGCATCAGCGGGCACTCGTACAGGCTGGGCATGGTCAGGTTTTCAATCACGCAATCAGGGCGCACATTGCAGAACATGCTGATCTTGCGCTTGATATCGCTGCCAACGCGACCATCGGCACGCAGCACGATGACGTTGGGGGCGATGCCCATGCCCTGCAGTTCCTTGCAGGAATGCTGGGCGGGCTTGGATTTATATTCGTCCGAGCCGGAAATATAGGGCACCAGAACCACATGGATGTAGCAGCAGTTTTCCATGCCCTGCTCAATGCCAACCTGGCGGATGGCCTCCAGGAAAGGCTGGCTCTCAATATCACCGGTGGTACCGCCGATTTCGGTGATGACAACATCGGCTTCGGTGCTTTTGGCAAGATTGTAGATATAGCTCTTGATTTCGTTGGTAATGTGGGGAATGATCTGCACCGTCTGGCCCAGATAAGCGCCCTGGCGTTCCTTGTTCAGCACGTTCCAATAGACCTTGCCCGTCGTCAGGTTCGAGTACTTGTTCAGGTTTTCATCAATAAAGCGCTCATAATGACCCAGATCCAGGTCGGTTTCGGTTCCGTCATCAGTCACGAACACCTCGCCGTGCTGTAGCGGGCTCATGGTGCCGGGATCCACGTTGATATAAGGATCCAGCTTTTGAGAAGCCACCTTCAGGCCGCGGGTTTTCAGCAAACGGCCCAGGCTGGCTGCTGTGATGCCCTTGCCCAAGCCGGAGACCACGCCGCCAGTAACAAAAACGTACTTTGTCGCCATATATACCATCCTCTCCACAACTACCACAAATAAATGGACGCTTTATTATACATCACTTTTATTTCCAAAAGCAAGAGTCTTTTTTCCTGTTTGGTGCAAATTCTCTTGCGCACCATCGTACAATCCCCTATAATAAATAAGATAGTATTTAAGGCAATACCGCATAATTTTAAGTGCCGATACGGCGAGCGAGGTGCGGCAGATGCTAAGCCAAAAGCGCA